CGTCAATATTGGCGATTATTGCAACACTGTCACTTCCGACTGTCAGGTAATTCCAGGCTCGTGTGGTTGCGCTCCCGCCGCTGAACGTGCCTGAGTAGGCCGTGACGTTCTGAGTAGCTGACACCGTGAGGCTATTACCTGCCGTGGAGTATTCCATATCCACGACGCGCCGAGTTTCGCTGTTCTCAGTGCCAGCACCCACCAGTGCGTAGATGCGATTCAGTGCAAGTCTCTGCCAGACGGTGACATCCTCGACCGCAATTTCCGTTGCACCGATTGCGGCATTACTTCGCAGATATGACAGGATGGCCGGACGTTCACTTTTGATCTGGAGCTTGCCATCTGCCCCGGTTGTCAGGTATCCACGAAACGATGGCAGCAAATGCTTGAAGAGAAAGTCGGCCACCTTTACAGGCTCTTTTAGGTGCCAGTTGCTCGTGTACCGCTTTCGATAAAACGTCGTAGCCACAATGCCTCTCGGATCCGGCGGATTCTCCGGATCGTAGGCCTGGTACAATGCCCCAAATGTCTGAGGCCGTTGTGGCTCGGTTGTCGGCTTGCTGCCTGCCGGTGTGCGCGTGTCGGCATAGAGCAAATATCGAAAAAACTTCCAGTCCAGGATTCCGGTCGAACGGAATCGTTTCCAGTCGGTTCCGGCTGTGCCCAGATTCTGATCGTAATAAAACTCTTCACAGCCTGATGTATCGATCAGAGGATCGTTGCAATATCGCGCCGTCTCTGCCGCCGTCTCATCGTCAATCCACGACTCCGGATATTTCAAGCCACGCTCAGAGGTAAGCAGATGCCGCACGTGTTCGACAGGATTATCAGAGAAGTCTAAGTTGTCAAAGCAACTGCCACCGAGAGATTGAATTTTATTCCACAACACTACTGCCGCGATCGTTGGCGCGGGATCGCCTGTGTCGGGATTCTCGCCCTCGATGGTTGCCTCGACGTATGCGCGATGCGAGTAGTACTCATCACCCAAAAGATTGCTTGCTGTTTTTTGCGACGCATCCGGCCCAAACTCGCCGATGTGTTCCGTTTTGGACTGGAATGTTGTGGCCCAGCCTGCCGTGGTATTGCGCACGTCGGCAAACGTCGTTACCGGCCCCTCACCGGCGAGAAAATGCCCGTACAGGTATTCGCCGGTGTCTGCATATAAAACTGGCGTCAGGTCAATCTGTGAGCGTCCTAGGCCCATTGGTACACTCTGCCCAGTTGCGGCATTGTCTGTCGATGTCCACATCTTCGTCGCGCGTCGCGATCCAATGGTTGACGCAGCTGTCCCGCTTGACCGTGCATTGACTTTAAACGAGCCAATCACCGCACGATAACGAAAGCCCTGGAAGGCTTTCTGATTGCCATACTCAAAGCATTGCTGCGATGATTTATTGCAGGTGCTGGCGTTGATGTAGTTGACACTTTTTGCGCTTTCGCTTTCACCCGCAAGGCATTCAACGCCTTTGAATTTTAATGGGCAACGAGTGTCAAATTTCGCAAAAGGTATTTCATTTTCGATGCTGCCCAGATCCTGCTTTGCTGTCAGGCTGATCTGCGCATTCTCAATGTCACCAGGCTTTTCACACCGGCCAACAAACAGCGTAATCGAGTCATCGTCAATCGATCGACTGACAGCCCGGATTACGACTCGGTATCCCTCAAGGTCGATCGATGATAGCCAATCTGACAGCAGCCGATCGACGTTGCTCAACGTGATGCTGACGCTATTGAATTTCTCGGTCATATACCGCGAGACATCGCCCCGACTGATGGCTTGCTGTTGGTACTCCCATCCGTACCACACCAGCGCAGTCGATGAGAATCGCCGCTCTGCATTGCCGGGGATCAAATCAACCACATTGGGCGCGTAAAACTCGTAACAGTCCACCGGTGCAAGATCTCGCTGGCTGGCCGAGACGATCTGATATAGCTGTTGTGATACGTTCTGCATTATGCGGTGTACCTGATAATCGTTGCCGTGCGTGACTGCGACCAGTAGCGCGTGTGAGGGCTGCGCGTGTAGGAGGCGTATCGGCAGCCCGTGATAGTCTCGCCCGTGTGCGGATAGACGATGGAGAACGACAGCCCGCCGCCCGTCGAGTCGTAATGGGCATCGAGCATTTGCGCGTTGGCCTCGCTTAGGCCGTCCCATTCTATCTCGAACATTCTGATCTGCTGCCGAAGCTGCGTATTTGCGCGCTGCGTGTTGTCCGCAAACTGCGTCGCGTAGGTCTCCCAGTTTGGCGTGACTTCCTGAAATCGCACTGGTACAGGCGCGTCAGCTGTCGGCGGTTGTGGCAGGGCTGATGGCGTCGGCATCGTCCAGCCTGCCGCGCATCCTGTCCCTACTGACGCACCTTCAGCGATCGCACCCGAACCGATGCCGATACCTGGGCCGACGACGATTTCAATATCCTCAAAGCGCATATTGTGACATCCCAGCACGGCCACCGCTTCGAGCGTTGCCGTGGGATTGCGTAATGACCTGTAGATCTTTGTGCAGTCCAAATAATAGTAAACAAAACCGCCAAAGTTTACGATCCGAATCTGTTGTCCGGTATTCGTCCATGCGCCGTCCACCCACGCAACCGGTGTTGTTGATCCCTCGTAAATAAATATCGTACCTGCCGGATGCGGCGGTACAGTGTTTGTCAGCACCGGCCCGTTGATGGCGATGCAAAATTCCCACGTGGCAAAATCTAGACTTGGTGTCGCAGATGTCAAACCAAACCACGAACGGCCATTGCCGCCGAGTCTTGCCAACTTTGCACGAAGTTCCCAGTCGCTACTTAGCAACAGATCCTGACTGCGAGTAGCTGCGCCAGAATTGCCAGATGTGACAATGTCCGGCCCACACTCGCTTGTGCCGCCTGTATTGCGCGTGATTGTGCGTCCGTCGCTGCTGATCGAGACGTTGCCGAGATTTTCCCAGCCTGATTCAGGTATTGCGACAATGGCCATTATTGAAGTTTCTCCAAAACGATCGTTGCCGTGTTTGTCGAGGCGCGTTGCCGTTGCGGAATGGTCAATGATACATACCGCACCCCGGCATATGTGACTGCATCGCGCCGATGGTAGAAATTAAACGTGCCGGACGATCCGCGCATCAGGTTGTAATGTGCGATCAATTGTCGAATCTCGGCCGCTGATAATCCCTCGTATTCCACTGTCCATCTACGCGCTCCGCAGGGCTGAACATTGACTTCCGCCCCGCCGTCCTCAAATTGATAAACCTCATAACCGTAATCAATCGGCTGATCAATGAGTCGTGCGATGTAGATATTTGTGGGGAAGGGCGACGTGACTGAGAACAACCCAAACTGCGCACCGCTGGCAATACTGGTTGGCCTAGCAATAAACGCTTGTCCGGCAATCGTGAACGCCCCGAAGGTAAGCGTTGAAGCAATGCCTGTCGGCGATGTCGTGCCAAGAAACGGCGACCCAAAAGCGTTGACATTCAACAAACCTGTTGGCCTGATCGTGGCATCGCGAAATGTGCCAAAGATTACCGTCGAGGCAATGCCCGTCGGATTGATCGGCAGTATCACATTTGAGATCGTCAGTGTGCCAAATGTCGCAGTGCTGGCCAGTCCTGTCGGCTGCATTACCGGCGCGCCTGCTGATGCCGTGAACGCGCCAAACGTCGCAGTGCTGGCAATGCCTGTAGGGTATATCGCGCGCGTGTAGGTAATGGTTATCTTTGGCCGCGCACTCGAATAAACGGTTGACTCTGCTGCGTAAAAAGTCGCCTTTGAAACGCTTGATGGAGTCGAACCCGTCCGACTATGAATTAACCCAAGTTTTAAGACTGAGCCAATTTTAGAAGTTACATGCAGCCTGCCAGTTTCGCTAAACGTGAATAAATTATTGCTGTCCGTGTCTGGGTTGTAATAAACAAATGGGTTACTGGTCGGATATAAACTTGTTGTTTGACTCGTCAAATAAGCAAATGTGGTTGGTTGAATTTTCGTCCAGTCGCCACTATTGCCCGTAACAAATGCCGTGTCGGAGTCGCCTATTTGCGCTTCTCTCAGCAAAATTTGAACGCCCGTAATGTTCTCTGCTTTTTCGTTTACCGCACCAATCGAAAACACAGTCGCAGACGTTAATACGGTTCCGGTGACACTGGTTAAATTAAACTTGAAATATAACTTACTCAGAAAAAAATTACCGCCGACTCCGCCTACTTTCGACCACTCCAAACCCAGCTCAGACCCGTCAGTGGGATAAAGCGCAGAAA